GAAATTGTTGAACAGCGTTGGAATGAAAGGGTTGAAGCATGAATATGATTATTGAAGAAATTGATAAAGTTGAGTATCGTGGTGAAATTTTTGATCGTACTCATGGTAGTCCTTTTGATCGTGGTTCAGCTGATAGTCATTACAGTCGTCCACAAGACCCGCACTGGTATCCAGAAGGATCTTATCGTGGTGACCGAGTTGAATCCAAAGACATGAGCATTGCAGAAATGCGTGCTTACTTTATGGGTTATGAATTTAATGAAAGATTTGGTGATAAAAAGAATTATGAATAAATTTATGAAAATGCATGAAATTAATGAAGCGAATCGTGAGATTCTCTTGATTACGCAAGAAGAATGCGCTGAAGTTACGCAAGCCATCAGTAAGGTTTTTAGGTTCGGTATGGAAGATCACCACAAAGGTGTCTCCAATCGTGAACACCTAGAGGAAGAAATTGGTGACTTGATGTGTATGATTGACCTACTGATTGATTCAGGTATGGTTAGTGAATCAGCTGTAATGACCGCAAAGAGCGAGAAGATGATGAAACTTCAAACGTGGTCTGGTATTTTTAAGGATGCAGCATGAGTGAAATTAAAATCCATGGTGTGAGTAAGCGTCAAAAGCGTATGTTGAACATCATGTGGAATTTAGATTCAGAGGAAGATTACTTTGAATGGTATAATTCTCTAGATGAACATTTGCAAAAAGAAGCTGAGTTGTTGCAGCGTCTGATCATTATGGCAGAACTTGACAACGAAGTGCGCGATACAACTGATGCAAAAGAACTTTTAAAGAAATTTGCTTTGTAAGAGAATAACGTGTATAATAAACCTATGAGACCTAGAAATCTAATCGCAAAAGATTTGCGAACACCAAAGTACCGTATGCGTACTGTGGAGTCTAAGGTCAAGTATATACGTCAACCTAAACACAGGAAGGTAATGCAAGATGGACTATGAATATGAATTGGTTCGTGAAGGACTAACACGAAAGATTGTAGTTAAAAGTCGCCCATATGATTTGGTTGAGTTCTCAATTAAACAGACTTCGTTTAAAGAAGATGGTGGTATTCTAACAGATAATGGTCACACTACATTTTATGATACCAAAGAATTCATATCGTTCTTTGGTCCAATGGTTGAAGATTTGAAAAAGGAAATTGATAATGCAAACAGTATTCAAAAATGATAAAGAATTCGAAGAGTTTAAAACATGGACACTAGGAGTTCTACATGACAACAACGTCAAAAATTTGTGCGTTACTTTCACCAAGAAAGATGGCACCGAAAGAGCCATGCAATGTACCCTTATTGAAGGTCGAATCCCAACCGATAAGATTCCCAAGACCACAGGGTCGCCTAGCACGTCTGATGGATCCGCAGTTCGGGTCTTTGATACAGAAAAATCCGAGTGGAGATCTTTCCGCTGGGACTCAGTAACTAAAGTGGAGTTTTCGCTATGATTAAATTATTTGTTTGGCTCGCCTTTATTATTCTGCTTATTATCATTGGTCCAATTGCAACCATTTGGTCATTGAATACGCTATTCCCAGTTCTAGACATTGCAATCGGGTTTGATACTTGGGCTGCAGCATTAATTCTTGGTGGTGTAGTAGGTGGTTCGACTGGTGTCTCATTTAAACCAAAATAAGGATATAACATGGCAGTGAATACAGCAAAACGTAGAGCAGCAACAGCGAAAGCCGAAGCGTTCATGAAAGGTGATGAGCGAGTACTCACACAAGATAACTACATGCGTGATTTGCTCCATGTTCTAAACTATTACAACTCTAACAATGACGACAAAGATAAAAAGAAATGGTTCATTAGTCACTATGCTAAGATCGATAAGAAAGTAGCAGTTGAACTTCTTAAAGTTGATGAGTACCATTTCCGTACTCCAGGTATCCTTGCTCGTTTGATGGATATCGGTTCTGAACTTCAAGAAGCTGAAATGAAACATTATAACGAAGGTACTGAGAAACTACTCAGCCAAATTAAACTGCGTCAGAAGTCTCAAGACAAACAAGATAAGAAAGATGCAGCTGCAGCCAAAGAAGCATCTCCATCTAATGTGATATCAATTCAACAAAGAATGGAAGAGAAGGCTCATGACTTGGCTGGTGAAATTGAAGGAGCGATTGACGACTTTGTGCTCAATGGTTGCAAGTCCGACTTTTCAACAAAGAATTATCTACTTTCGAATCAAGTGGCTGGACCGATTGCTAAACGCATTGGAGAGTTGTTTGTTGATACTTCCAAAGAAATTGAGGAAGCCATTGCTGGCGCTGATGAACAATTGGTAGAAGGATACTCGCATTTTAATAAACGTGAGTTGAAGAAGTTCTCTGAGTTCTTACAAGGTATTATTGCTGATTGTCAGCAAATGGTTCAGACTGCTAAAGCCAATCGTGCTCCACGTAAGCGTAAGGAAGTTTCTCCAACCAAGATGGTTGCTAAGATGAAGTTCTTGCGTGAGTTTGCAGAATTAAATTTGAAATCTGTGAGCCCAACAGGTATAATTGGTTCTAGTGAAGTGTGGTTCTATAATACTAAGTATCGTCGTGTCGGTGTTTATCGAGCAGAGAATGGTACTGTTTCAGTTAAGGGGACTACTATCATTGGCTTTGATATTAAAGAATCAAAAGCATTCACGCTACGTAAACCAGAAGAATTCTTCAAAGGATTGTCTATGGGTAAACGTGCATTGACAAATGCTTTGAAAACACTTAAGACTAAGCCATCTCAACCGAATGGTCGTATTAATGAAGAAACAATTATCCTTGGGACATTTTAATGGAATTTAATTATATTGCAGATGGTATAGATGCAGTTGTTATTGATAACTTCTATACTGAAGAACAACTCAAAGAAATTATGCTTGAGTTAAAGTGGTTGACTAAATCATCTGTGATGCTTGATGAATCACATCTTAGTGCCGCAAAACATAATGGTAACCTACTAACAGTAAAAAATGGTGTATTTCTTGAGAAAGTTTTTGTAAACTGGAAACATTCTGCTTTAATAAGCCACGGCATGACTCAAACAGGAAACACTAAATTTAAAAGTAAACTACTAGAATTCAATACAATGTTTAACAGTTTGTCTTTTTGCAATTCTAGGACACACTTACTGTCATATTATGAAAATTCTAATTACTATAAACCACACACAGATACGTTTTTCTTTACATTATTAAATTACTTTTTTACTGAACCAAAACAATTCGAGGGTGGCGAATTAGTATTATATTCATGTAATTCAAATAAACAAGTAACAGTTGAGCCAAAAAACAATAGAGCAGTATTAATACTATCATCTACATTACATGAAGCGCAGGAAATTAAATCTAAAGTTGATCAGAAATTATCTGGTCATGGTAGATATTGTAATGCCATATTTTTATCAACAGTCGACGTAAGGCATCTAAATGATTCTAATTGATTATTCGCAGGTAGCCCTTGCTGCCATTTTGACATTTCAACGTGAATTGAAAGGTACTGAATCAGAAGTTAAGAACTTGATTCGTCACGTAACTCTATCCACAATTAAGTCTTACAAGAAAAAATATGGTAAAGAATATGGTGATGTAGTTATCTGTTGTGATGGTCGTAAGTACTGGCGCAAAGAATTTTTTGAATACTACAAAGGTATGCGTAAAAGCAATAGAGAGAAATCTGATCTTGATTGGGGTTTGATCTTTGATACCCTGTCAGAAATGCGTGAAGATCTAGCAAAGTATTTTCCATACAAAGTCCTACACATTGATCGTGCTGAAGCCGACGATATTATTGCAGTAATGACTAAGTATGTTCAAGAAAACGAATTGGTTCAAGAAGGTCTAGTTGAAGAATCGCAGAAGGTTCTAATTTTATCTTCTGACAAAGATTTTAAACAGCTACAACTTTACCCCAATGTGAAGCAGTGGTCGCCAATGCAGAAGAAGTATGTTACTGCAACTAAACAAGAAATCATTGAACACAAGATTGAACATATTGTCAAAGGTGATGCTGGTGATGGAGTACCAAACATTCTAAGTAAAGATAATGTCTTTATGGAAGGCGAGCGTCAGAAACCTATGAGCGCAAAGCGTCTTCAAGAATTCTTTGAGAATGGATTCATTGCGTGTAAGAATGATGAGGAGCGTCGTAACTGGCATCGTAATGCAACTCTGGTTGATTTTGACTTCATCCCAGAAGACGTTTCCAAAACTATTATTGATGCATACCTAAATAATAAACCGACAGGCGATAAGATGGCGATTATGCAATATCTGATTGATCACAAATGTCGTTTATTGTTAGATGAACTAGAGGACTTTTAATATGCGTAAGTATGTAACACAAATGCTTGAAGAGATTCAAGCAGATCCAAAAGCAATTGAATTGTATAAGGGTGATGCTGTATTGAAATTGATTTTTGAATATGCGTTTGACCCCTCAAAGAAAATGATTCTTCCAGAGGGTACTCCACCATTTAAACCTGCAGATGAGCCGTTGGGTATGACACCAACAAATATGTTTAGCGAAATGCGCAGGTTGTATGTTTTCTGTAGAGCAGATTTGTCACCACTGAAGCGTGAGGGGTTGTTTATCTCTATGCTTGAGGGTTGTCATCCTTCTGAAGCGGAAGTCTTGATTGCAATTAAAGACCAGACACTACATAAGAAATATCCAAAGATCACACGAAAATTGGTAACTGATGCTGGGTTCATTCCTCCATTAGAGAAGAAAGCCAAAGAAAGTGCGACATCTTGAAGACGAAG